AATATATTGCTAAAGCGGGTGGCAAGGATATTATTAACAGTATCTTTACCGAGATAATGGTCAATGCGATATACTTGTTTCTCGCGTAGATATCCAGCCACCACAGATTGTAGATAATTAGCAGATTGAAGATCGGTGCCAAAAGGTTTTTCAATAATGACTCTTGATTTTTCTGCGTCATCTAACTTACCTGCTTCTTTTAGGTTTGTAATAGCATCAGCATATCTTTCTGGTGGAACAGAAAGAAAATAAGTTGTGTCTTCATAAGATTCCAATAATTTAAGGGATTCAGAATCACTCAAATCACAAGGAACATATTCAAGTCTCTTAATAAACTCTTGAGAATAATTTCCCAATACTTCTATCCAACTCTCTTTAGAGTGATTGGTTCTGGAAGCACCAATAATCTTCAATCCCTTTGGTAAAAGATTTTTCTTATGAAGAGAATAAAGTGCTGGTATAAGTTTCCTTTTACAAAGGTCTCCAGTTGCTCCAAATATAACTATTGATTTCATACCATCTCCATTGCTCTTGAGAGTTCAATATAATGATTAATTTCATCGACTGCAATTTCAGCAATCTTTGTATCTTCCTGATGATCCCAGAGATAGTTTAGATATGTCTCTGTGGCGTGAAACTCAATGCCTGCATTCAAGTGATAAGCAGAGACAGGAGCAATAAAATAATAACCCACCAGAATCCAATAATAGATGAGAACCAGGTGATAAGCAATAAAACGATCATACCAACGGTCGGCACCACCACGCCTTTCCATTTCGATGAGGTGTTCGGTTTCATTGAGTGTCTGAGCAAAGTGTTCTTTCATCAAATAGTAGTGTGATAAATCTCTGAGTCCTAATGATTCTTTAAGATGCAGCACACTCACGAAAGCAAAGTATGGTGCTCTGGCAATTGTTTCCAAAACCCAGAACCTTTGTATGGGTAGGTCACGATACAAAAAATCAATGATTGATATTGTGACTAATAGAATTGTATCGTTAAACTTTTTCATCGTTCACACTTTTGAGAACTTCTTCCCAATCTTTTTGGAACAAATCAAGACCTTTTTCAGTCATAATGTTCTTATACATTGCCCAAAATACTACTGGAGGGATTGTAACCACATCTGCACCATTAAGAGCAGATTGTTCTACCTGTCTTACATCACGAAGAGATGCTGCAAGAATTTGTGTAGATGTTCCTGAGTAATCAAATGCCTTACGGATATTTTTGATAAGTTCAATCCCATCAATTGAGTTATCCATCCAACGTCCAACAAATGGTGAGATGAATGTTGCTCCTGCTTTAGATGCAAGGATTGCTTGAGCGACGGAGAATACCAGGGTTACATTAACTTGAATTCCTTTATCAGTCAGAAACTTACAAGTCTTAAGTCCTTCTACGGTACAAGGAACTTTAATTGTAACTGCTGGTGCAATTGTATAAAATTTTTGTGCTTGTGAAAGCATTTCTTCTGAAGTATCTGCAACAACCTCTGCAGAAATACTTTCTAAGTTTTTAAACTCTGTTGCAATCTCTTGAATAACATTCAAAAGTTGTCTTCCACTTTTTAAAATAAGTGACGGATTTGTAGTGACTCCATCCAATAATCCAGTCTCATATGCTGGACTAATCATTGAAACATCTGCAGTATCTAGAAAGATCTTCATAAAAAAGTAAGAACTCATAAGTAATTATACGGAGTTCTTTCTAAGGTGTTAGTTTTTGTTATGAATTAAAGACATAATAAAAAAGACCCCGAAGGGTCTTATAAAATCAAAGAGCATTTCCTCGCGGTAGAACTTCCTCTGGGAACACAAAGTTCTCATGGGGTTGATCTACTGGAGCCATCCACGCTCTAAGTCCCTCATTAAGGAGGATATTCTTCGTATAGAACGTTTCAAACTCTGGGTCCTCTGCCGCTCTAATCTCCTGAGATACAAAGTCGTATGCACGTAGATTGAGAGCAAGACCGATGATGCCAATAGAAGAAGTCCAGAGACCCATAACTGGCACAAAAAGCATAAAGAAGTGCAACCAACGCTTATTACTAAAAGCAATACCGAAGATCTGAGACCAGAATCGGTTCGCAGTAACCATAGAATACGTCTCTTCCTCTTGAGTTGGTTCAAATGCTTTGAAAGTATTCGACTGTTCACTATCTTCATAGAGTGTGTTTTCTACAGTTGCTCCATGAATCGCACAGAGCAGTGCTCCTCCCAGTATACCAGCAACTCCCATCATATGGAAGGGGTTAAGGGTCCAGTTGTGGAAACCTTGTAGGAACAGAAGGAACCTGAAGATTGCAGCAACACCAAATGAAGGTGCAAAGAACCAACTGGATTGTCCCAGTGGATACATCAAGAATACAGAAACAAATACTGCAATAGGACCAGAGAATGCGATTGCGTTATATGGACGGATACCTACCAGACGAGCAATCTCAAACTGACGAAGCATGAATCCAATCAAACTAAAGGCGCCGTGGAGTGCCACAAAAGTCCAGAGTCCCCCAAGTTGGAACCACCTGACGATATCCCCTTGAGCCTCAGGACCCCAAAGTAGAAGAAGAGAATGACCCATAGAATCTGCAGGCGTTGACACAGCCGCTGTAAGGAAATTAGCACCCTCAAGATAACTAGACGCCAACCCGTGGGTGTACCAGCTTGTAACAAACGTCGTGCCAGTAAGCCAACCACCAAGGGCAAGATAAGCAGTGGGAAAAAGTAATAGTCCAGACCAACCCACAAATACAAAGCGATCTCGTTTAAGCCAGTCATCCAGGACATCGAACCATCCTCTTTGTGAAATTGGTTGTGAAAGTGTTGAAGAAGTCATAACCTCCTATGTATTTCTCATATTTATCTTAACATTCCTTAACAAAGAGGTCAATGAGTATTAGTGCTTATCCAATTACAACGAGAGAATCAAATGAGCAATCATATGTTCCTTTACGATTGGTGTCTAAGTATCTAACTTTCATTGCAATTGGAGGAAAATATTCATCATCTTTATCATACATAAAACCTAGAATTTCAAATTCTCTTCCGTGCCGTCTTTGAATTGGATTATTAATCCTACAAATATCACCTACTTTAAAAATAAACATAAATTTCTATCCCCAATAAATTACCCCAAGAGTGAATAAAACAAATACAAGAACTGTGAATACCATCATACCTACACCTGCCCAGATTACCCAATTAGGTACAGGTTCGTGTTGAGTATTATGAGACATAAAAAAAGAGGGTTGTTATACCCTCTTAATTATATCAGTTATTCAGTTTTTATCAACCGATTGCAGGTGCGGTGAGAGCAATAGGAGTGCTTTCAGCAGCAGCAAGGTCAAGTGGGAAGTTGTGAGCATTACGTTCATGCATCACTTCCATACCCAGACCAGCACGGTTCAGAACATCTGCCCAAGTATTGAGCACACGACCTTGACTATCAACGATGGACTGGTTGAAGTTGAAACCGTTGAGGTTGAATGCCATGGTGCTAACACCAAGAGCAGTGAACCAGATGCCAACTACAGGCCATGCAGCGAGGAAGAAGTGCAGCGAACGTGAGTTATTAAAGGAAGCATATTGGAAGATAAGGCGACCAAAGTAACCGTGGGCAGCAACGATGTTATAAGTTTCTTCTTCTTGACCAAACTTGTAACCATAATTCTGGGACTCGTTTTCGGTAGTTTCACGAACCAGCGAGGAAGTAACCAGAGAACCGTGCATAGCACTGAACAGAGAACCACCAAACACACCAGCAACACCAAGCATATGGAAGGGGTGCATCAGGATGTTGTGCTCTGCCTGGAACACAAGCATATAGTTGAACGTACCAGAGATACCCAGAGGCATCGCATCAGAGAAAGAACCTTGACCAAAAGGATAAACCAGGAACACTGCACTCGCAGCAGCGACAGGTGCGCTGTAAGCAACACAGATCCAAGGACGCATACCCAGACGATAAGAGAGTTCCCACTCACGACCCATGTAGGCGTAGATACCAATCAGGAAGTGGAACACAACCAGTTGGAACGGACCACCGTTGTAAAGCCACTCATCTAGGGAAGCAGCTTCCCAGATGGGATAAAAGTGCAGTCCAATAGCATTGGACGAAGGAATGACAGCACCAGAGATGATGTTGTTTCCGTACATGAGTGAACCAGCAACGGGTTCACGGATACCATCAATGTCCACAGGAGGAGCACCGATGAATGCGATGATGAAACAAGTTGTAGCAGCAAGCAGGGTGGGAATCATCAGAACACCGAACCAACCAACATAAAGACGGTTATCGGTTGAAGTAACCCAGTTGCAGAACTGTTCCCAAGTATTCGATTGTTGTTGACGTGAAGCGATTGAAGCAGTCATTTGTTTAAAAAAAGTAGTAAGACCATCAGGGAAATGGTGGTGATACTATGCTCCCCGCACCCTCAGCGGGGATATGAGAGACGTTTTTATACTCCCCATAGGTCTCGGTTAGTGGGAGTTACAAACATTAAAGATTTGTTACGTTCCTTAACGTTTGATGTATTTATATTAACATATCCTCATACTGGTGTCAAGGTCATTTGACGGTTAATTTATTTGGAGACCTTATGGAAAACCGAATACTAATAAAAGAATCTTACTAAATAAATAAAAAGAGATTTCTCAAGAAGGACAGATGTTAAACGCACCTACAAGAGCTAGACTTCTAGCAATTTGCAACGACGTAAAAAATAAAAAAACAGTTTCTGAAATGAATCTCGTATGGGCGCAAAAAAATGCTATCCATGATGAAGAAGCAACAGAACTATTAAAGGCAGCAGGACAATATATTGAAGCTGCCGATCAAGAAGATACTACAGAAGTCTGATAAATTAAAGACATAAAAATAGGGGGCATATGCCCCCCTTTTTTTTATTTCGTATTCAGATATTTAATTACTTCTTCTGGAGTAGAATTTACATAAGGATCGTCTTCTGCATTAGAACGCTGTCCAGGTTCTACAGACATCCATTCAATTACACCATCATTAATTACTGCAGCATAACGCCAAGAACGATTGCCAAATCCAAGATTGTTTTTCGATACAAGCATTCCCATCTCACGAGTAAACTCAGCATTGCCATCAGGAATTAACTTAACCTTTTCAATTCCTTGGTCTTTTGCCCAGGCATTCATTACAAATCCATCATTAACAGAAATGCAATAAATCTCATCAATTCCCTTCTCTCGGATTACATCATAGTTATCTTCAAATCCAGGAAGTTGATAAGCACTGCAGGTAGGAGTAAATGCTCCAGGGAGTGAGAAAATTACAACTCTCTTATTAGAAAAAATTTCAGTAGAAGAACGGGTCACAAATTCTCCATTCTCACGAAATACAAAATTAATAGCAGGAACTTGATTATCCATATAAATTAAAAATCAAAAAATACCAGGAATAATTTGTCCAGTTGTGATGTAAGTGCCAACAGCAATTACAAATCCAAGCATAGCGAGACGAGCATTAAGAATCTCAGCCTCAGGGGTCCATCCAAATTTCATTTTGTTTCTCCTTTGTAAGAATGTTGTTGTTTAAGTTCAGTATTGGGTTGAGAAGGAACTACAGGGTTCCTTGATTTATTTTTAATAACAATGAAAGCATCGTTCTGATATGTTACGGTTCCAAATGGTTTTGCCCATTTTGGATTTGCATCTGGATGAGTTGCAGTTCCTGTAACTGCAACGCCACCAATTTCTACAGAGAGTTCATCGTTGGCATCCCATCCAAGTTTTTCAAGGGCAATTGCAAATTGCCCGAGCATACCACCAGTACCCATAACACTTTCTTCTGGTTCAAGATTTCCAATCACAAGTTCTCTTCCTGCTCAGTCAGAATAACACAGTCACTAGTAGGATAGGCAACACAGGTAAGCACCCAACCATCTGCTAGTTGTTCATCATCAAGGAACGATTGCTCCTCATTATCCACAGTGCCGCTGATTAGTTTACCAGCGCAAGCAGAGCAAGCACCAGCACGGCAAGATGAAGGAAGATCAACTCCTGCCTCTTCAGCAGCTTCTAGAATGTATTGGTCTTCGGCACACTGGATAGTGGTTTCGCCATCAGGGGTTTGAAGTGTAACGCTATAAACGGTCATCAGTAAGTCTCACAAAGTTTTTCTACGGATGCTGCCAGAAGAACGAAAAAGGCAACACTAGTAATTGTAAAGATAGTTGAAGTCATTGTCAATCAATTGTCAGAAGATGCCGAAGAAGAGTTTGCCAGTGCCAACATAAGAAATGAGACCAGCAATAATACCGACCATTGCCCAGCGCCCATTGTACTTCTCCTTTACTTGGTTGGGAGTATCCATCCCATAGTTTTCGTAGTACATAGTGGGTTCTTTTGCCCACATGTTTTGCTGACCACGATCATTAGTTGTTACAGTCATTGTACATTCGTTAAGAATTGTTACACAATTATATAGCAAAAATAAAGGGGTGTCAAGCACCCCCTGTATCATATGATACTTATTTTGTCAGATGATCAGAACCTGAAGGTCGTTTGAATCACACCACCATAGTTAGAAGATGCGTTCTTAAATGCCTGATTGTTAGAGACATAGAAGATTGCAGGAGTTACGCTAATATTATCGCTAACTTTGTAACGATAAAACGCTTCCCACATCAGAGCGTCTTTGGTCAGAGTAGTCGCGTTGCCAGGTTGACCGATGGCAAAACCAGAGGCATTGCCCTTAGCAAACACATCGCTCCACTGAACGCCTGCCATCCAAGTCTGAGAGTTGGTTGCAGCATTAGGAGTTGCAGGACCACTCACATAGTTCCAACCATAAGCGGCAGAGACCGAAGGAATGATGCCAGACTTCTTGGGTTGCCAGTAAGCATTCAGAGCATAACCATTAGAGGTTTGATTAGCGGCAAGAGTACCACCATTACCAGCAACACCGTTAAAGGTACGAATACGAGTGCCTTCAGTACCATTACGATAACCGAATGCAATACCATACTGGGGAGCACGATAACCAATCTGTGCCAGAGTGTTCAGAGCACCAGAGGCATCAAATTCACCTTTGGTAGAATCAGAACCGTTCTGAGCAACATAGTTCAGGTTAGCAACAAAACCTTTCTTACCAGGTTGTGCCCACTGAGCACCGAAACCAGAACCCGTTGCCTTGTTGTAGACACCAGGAGCACCAGCAACAGCAAAGAAGTCAAGAACATCCGACTTATATGCAGTGGGAATCCATGCCATCTCAGTGTTACGAACCAGAGCACCAGCAGTCAGGGTCACACCCTTAGCAAGTGCGGGGAAGCTGTAGTACAGACGGTCAAGATTGACTTGGTTCGCATAAGATTCTGCCTTGTCCAGTTTGAACAGAGAAGAGGAAGAACCGAAGGGTTGACTGGAGAAGTTACCAGAACGCAGACGAGTACGAAGCAGGTCCTTACCAGTGAACGAAGTGTCAAAGTTCAGACGAAGATCGTAGTTGAATGCAGTATTACCAACATTAGTATTATTAGCAAGACGAGCACCTTCTACACCACCAAGAACAAAAGTTGCTTCACCTTTCAGTTTGGTAGTTGTGGAGAACTGAGTTGCTTGGAGTTGACCAACTTGGGTTTCCAGTTTGGCAACACGACCACGAATAACAAGAAGTTCGTCAGCAAACTCTTTTGAGAGGCGAGAAAGTTCATCAGTAACTTCAGTCACACGGTCAAGGCAAGCATTCAGAAGTGCTGCTGCCTCAAAACGGGTCATTGACTTACCACCAAGATAAGTTCCGTTTTCATAACCAGCAACGCAACCATAACGCTCAACGAGATTATTGAGTGCCTGATATGCCCAATCAGTGGGTTTTACATCAGACAGTTGAGTAATGCTTGTGACTTGTTCCGAAGTGGAATATTGGTTGACTGCTGCCATATTAAGGTCTGCGGCATTCGCAGCAACAGGAGCAACCATTCCCATAGCAACAGGTGCAAGCATCAGTTGTTTGAGTTTCATAAATTTGTTTTGATATTTTAGAACTAAAAAACGCCCTGTTTCCAGGACGCAAGCATCATATAACACTTTCTTAAGATTGTCAATTAAATTTAGGTTAAGACTTTAATCCGCTAGGGTCGCTTACCTTACCAAGGTAAGGATCATAATCAGTCAAATCTTTCACATCCATAGACGCACCCATTTGCTGCCACCAGGTCATAATTCCATCATGACTTTGACGATGAAATACATCAACATGCTCTGGATGAATGGATGACCCTAATTGTAGTCGATAAAGAAGTAGAGGAATGGAATAGGTGTTACCAGAATTGTAAATGAGGTCATCAGCAACTGGTCTTGGTTTTACCCCATTATCCAGACGGTACTTATCAACACCTTTGACGTGGTGATAAATCAGTTTTGATGCATGATGTCTAGTAATCATATAACAAGCCGTGGAGAAATCATTTACAAATCTCCTATGCAACTTAACATGAATGTCTCCTGTTTGAATAATTGCTAGTTGCACTACATCCCAATCATAGGGAAGCATAGATGCAAAATCATTCCAAGAAAAATTCCAGTATTGTACTACATCAAGATTACAATCATCTTCCATGATAATTGCATAAGGACTGGTTGAATTATCATACCAATGTTTAATTGCTTTTAAATGTGATGTAATACACCCAACCTCTCCCGAAGACATTGATTCTGGATATCTACCTTTAATAATATCACTTAAATCATCATCTCTACCATCATATGCAGAAATTCTGGTATAATCTTCTATTTCCCAATATTTAAATTGGTCCTCTATATGTTGACGACGATCAGTATCTTCGTCCATATTCAAGTAATAAATGGGTCCAAACCCATTTAACTTATATGCAGATTTATTTTTATCTAATAAAGTACTATGCATGACGTTCAATTACTTTTTCTACACTAGGGATGTAATACTTTTTAAGAACTTCTTTCCAGTCAAACTGTTTTGAATATTCTACAATCTCATTTCTATGAGCAATAGAATATTCTCTGTTTTTAATTATAGCATTCTCAACATAATCAATATCGGTAATCTTTTCTTCTGGAATTACTGTAATAAATTCTTTATCAGTATCAAGATTTGCTTTACCCCATTCACAAACAACTACTCCAAGTCCAGCAGCAAGTGCTTCCATACAAACAAGAGGATGTGCCTCTCCATCTGAAAGAAGAACAAGATTACCATAATCAGTCAATTGATTATAAAGAGTCTCTTTTGACCACTCTCCCAAATAGTTTTTACTAGTATTAAATCTGCTATCAGCGAGATTACCAGCAAACCAAAGACTATCAATTGATTGGAATAAATGTTGTCTTTTTCTATAATCAATCTTTGCAAGATATAAACTTCTATCGGGATATTCTGGAGTATCTTTAAATGTAAACTTATCAGTATTGACCCCATTAGGTGTTATGTAAGTATTCTCTTTTGGAATATCAAACATAACATTATATACTTTCTCAATTCCTGGTGAGAGACAAAATACATTTGGTTTAATCCTCATGAATTCATTGGCAACATTAATGTAACCATTGAACATTTCTTTACGTTCTAGATATCCAAAATGACTTGTAATTGCATTTGGATATTGAATGTAAGGAACAATAGGAATAAATTCATCATAATGCACATGAACAAAGTCTGGTACAAATGCATTAATCCCATTGATAATTTGACGATTATCTTTGGTATTAATAATTTGTACTTCATGACCCAGTTCTTCTAGGGCACATTTAGTATCCCAAACAAGAATCTCAACCGCACCCCAACCAGTTGGAGGGATCGGCATAATTCCAGGACCTATGAGAGTGATTTTCATTTTAATTTTTCGGGGTAATCTGTACAAATACCATAACAATTAGTAACTCTTAGGGTATCCCAAATCATATTATTCCATTCTGGCATAACAATAACAGTATTAGATGTATATGATTTACCAGGATACGCCCAGATATATTTTTTACTGGTGAGAGTATAATCATCCTCTTGATGCCAAAAATAATTGTATCCAGAGGTATTAACTGACATTTCATGAAGAGTATCTAAGTCTTTACAATGAATCCAAAGACTATCAATTCTTGTTGCTAACCACCACCGAGTTACCAGATATTGAGGTTCATCATGACCTAACCATAAAGTATTAGTTGCTTTATGGTATCTTAGATCTATTTCAACATCATAACCCTGTTCTATACATTTGTCAATTTGTTCTGGACTATTTTCAATTGATGGATTTGGTCCATCAATATTAGCACGATGGGCAATTAGTTTCATATCAACCTCTAATACAAGCAGCATCCATAGGACAAGGAGCAAGATCAGAGTGCTCAAACCATTTTAAAAATGATCCCATTTTAAATGCTTCTGGAGATGGTTCCCAAATGTCTTCATAAACATCTTCAATATCATCAAATGCATTGAGTGCCCAAGTAAGATACTTAGGTCCAAAAAATTGAATTGTATCTGGAAATCTAGGATGATGTCCTGGTAGATAGAATTTGTATTTGTCGCAGGTATTAAGATCTGGGAAGTTAAGAAGAACAGTATCATATCTTGCAAGGACAATAAAATCATAGCTGGTATTTGTTTCCTCAGCGTATGATTTGACAATATTTGCAACAGATTTAATGGAATACATTTGGGACATTACATTACTGTAATTTTTAGGATTCCAGTGATTACCACTCTCCCCATACAACTCTCTTGCTGGGTGTTTATTAGTAAACTTTTCATCAATGAATTCTTTTGCTTTTGAGGGTAACTCAAAAGTTTTTGGACTTTCAATACCCAAAATCAATGGTTGATAATTATCAGCAATAATTTTAGGTGCATCTTTAGAAACAGGACACTTGTTTATTTTGGACCATGAGGAATAGTCATACTCTTCAGCATCTTCCTCCCACCACATATGCCCAAATACATCAGTATCATATCGGTCAAGAATTACTTCTTTGTAAGTATCAATAATTTGTTGGTTGTCAACAAATCTAGGTTGCCCAAAAAATGCAAGTGCTACTTTCATCAGACTTCTCCTTTATAATGTTCAAGGAAGTAGTTCAGGTCTTCTGGAGTACCAATACCCCACATACCAGACTTATCGATTTCTTTGATGCGGATTTTTTTACCATCACCAATCGCTTCATTAAATACTGGACAAACATAATATTCATTATTAACACGAATATCTTTGGCAATCATTTGTTCTGCATACTTCACATAGTCAGAACCTTTCTTCCAATAGTAGATACCAACAGTGGCATGTTCAGAAATTGGTTTCTTCTCAGCAACCTCCTCAACATAACCCTCTTCACCAAGTTTAGCATAAGACCACTTAGGATGAGTCGCTGGGAATGTAACAATTCCACCATCAACTTCACCGTTCTGGAATGCATAAAGGGTTTCGTTGCTATCCCATTCCACAAACTGGTCCGAATTTGCCATTACAAGAGGTTCATCATTATTGATAAACTCCTTTGCAAGAAGAGTGGTGCAGCAAGCACCTTCAGTTAGACCATCAACTTGAACAATATTGCATCCAGGAGCAATCAAAGGAAGTAGATAGTTCAGATTATACTTTTCATAATGTTCCTTTTGAACAATAAAAGTATAATTTGCTTTGATGTTCAGGTTCTCAACAACCACTTGGATCATTGGTTTACCTTTAACTTCAATCAAAGGTTTAGGGAAGGTGTAACCCTGACTAGCAAACCTGCTACCAGCACCTGCCATAGGAATAAGAACATTCATTGTTTTACTCTCCCATGCAACTTTTTGTTTTGTACCATTCAGAATTTTTTTAATTCTATCAATCTTTACCTGATTGAGATCTTTACGATCTTCTACAGGAACTAAATGTGCCTTACTGTCAAGAGCACCTTGACGACCAATATGACTATCTTCGACAATCACGGTATCTGCAGGAAGTGCTCCAAGAGCAGTCATACACTTCCAATACATTGCTGGGAATGGTTTGTTGCGAACAACGTCTTCATTAGAGACGTACATATCCACAAATTCCAGAAGTCCAAGACGCAATAGAATAATCTTCACAGTATTCCTAATACTATTAGATGCAACAGCAATCTTATATCCTGCATCTACAAGTTGTTGGAAGTACCCCATCAACTCATAATCCTTTGCAACGCAGTCGTTAAAAATCTTAAGTGTTGCTTCTTGCTTATCTCTCCAAATTGTATCATAAAGATCTACAGGAAGACCTTTATTCTTGGTTAAAAGTTCTAGTTTTGCTTTGGTAGGAAGACCATCATAAATGCTAACATGCTCTTCTCTGCTGATAGCATACTCATCTCCAAGTGCTTGGTTTAATGCTTCATAATGATAATCTTTACTGTCGATTAAGACTCCATCCAAATCAAAGATAACAAGTTTGGTCATTATTTTTTATCTCTCCAAAGTACATAGTGCCAGGGGTTTTTAGTGATGGGAAGATTATGCCTCTTTTGTGCATTAAATCCAATCAAACATTCAGGGTTGATTTCTGCACCCATCTCACATATTTCAACAAAGTTGTCATATACGTCAAAATATTTATCCATTAACTCGGAAGACCCAAACGCAAAATGGTCGTTAATACCATGTTCCACATGTGCCCATTCGTTAAGAACATTCACAGTATTCAAATCATAGTTTGAAATGGGACCAATAGGAGTATAGAAGTATTCGTCAGTTCTCAAACGGACAACACAATCATACTTGAAATCATTTTCTTCCTCATATTTTTTCTTAAGATTATTTGCTTCACTCAGACTATAAAACATTGAGATAATATTATTGACTGGGTGAGGAAATCTAGGGTCTGGATGAATATCTTCTGCTTCAAATTCCTTTGGTTCTTCAAAGACAAGACCTTTAGGTTGCCATTTATCAACCATAAAGTCTTTTAGGTCTGATTCCCAACGACCACGGTCCTTGTATTGATCCCAAAAATAAGTTCCAACCCATGCCTCATCATACCAAATATGAGCAAATACATCAATCTCACAATCTGGGTTTGCTTCCCAAAAAGTTTGACGATGATTTTCATAACACTCCTTCAAATGCCTCGGTTGACCCGAGTAAATCATAGCAATTTTAGACATGATATTTACTATTATCTTTTGCTAGGTGTACAATTTTTGGTTCAAAGGTACATGCTTTGGCAAATACCTCTGGATAAGCAAGACTTGGAGATGCTACAAATACGTCTTCACGATTTTGAATATAAAATTTGTTTAGATGACTCTCATCATGCCAAGTTGCAATAATATTATTTTTATAATCATCATCAATTCTCTGGTCAAGTTCTTTGATCATATCCATAACATATGGCAATTTACCTCCCCAAAGACATCCCTGAACATAAACAGACAAGTCATCAGATTCTGTAACACAAGCTTTGGATAAAGGCGTTACGTCAAATGCACCAGGAAGTTCATCATGAGGTTGCATTTTTAAATAATGACATGGATGATGAACACCAATGTATTTCTTGGTATCATCAAGTAAATCCTCAATGTTGACAGTATCAACAACTCTCATATCTGCATCCAAGAAAATTAACCAATCACAATCTTGAATATCATCAAAACATTTTTGAATCATTTTGAATCTATACAAAGTAATAAATGGCCATTCTAGATGTTCTTGATGATATACAATGGCATTATCTGGAGATTCTGGAATCTCTCCATCCGTAAAAATTATATACTTTTTGTCTACATTTGGCAACAAAAACTTTTCACATCCTTCATACCACGCAGGCAAAAAGTTTAAATATTTTTCTGTTCCAATAAAAATAACAGCGACTTTCATTAAATTACAATCCAATCAGGGCAATAAAGATCTTTTGTATCTAGGTGTTGATTATCTGGACCAAACCAGTTTTTAGGTGCAATAACTTTTTGACTTTTTGCCAACCAAGCACCCCACCAAGAGAATGAGGAATTGGCAATGATGTGTGACTTACACATAGTCATAAGACACAAATCGATGTAACTAATATTTCCTTCTGCAACTAAAAATCTATCGTCCTCAAACAATTTTTGTTCCTTACACCATTTAGGATCATCAGAGAATATAATTACAGTTCGATCATTATCAAAATGACTTAGTGCCTCTTCATAATAATCCAAACCAAGATTATTATGGTTATGTGCAAGTTGCAAATAATCTGTTCTGCGTATATGCAAAGATACTGGTTCTTCAACACTATTCATCATAGATCTTGAAGGTCGAAGATACTGGGGGTTGAATGTAAAATCTTCTCTGATCTGATCTTCAATATTTTTAAAGTATTTTTCGCTTTGAAAGTATCCTTCCAAATTAACCCATTTGGGACAGTTATTAAAAAGTTCTTCATCAAAAGCAAAGGTGCTTTCTTTTAATGTAGGTCTTGCTCCACAAATATGCTGAACATTTAAATTTTGCAAATTTTCAAGCACAAATGGATAAAGTAATTGATGGTCACTCCACTCATCATATCCAGATGGGTCATCAGATGGTGGTGGAATCATCCAGTTATATCCATTGTTTGCAGCAATTCCTCTCAAAGAGGCATACTGAAACATTTGATTTCCAAGTCTTCCTAGTTTTCCTAGATTATTAAATCCGATCATAGTTCTCTTTAAACCATTCATACGTTTGATAAATTCCCTGACGGATTCCAACTTTAGGACTCCAACCAAGAGACTTAAGTTTGTCAACATTCATTACCTTTCTTGGAGTACCATTTGGTTTACTAATATCCCAAACAATTTCTCCACGATAATCAATTACTTTAGCAATAATTTCTGTTAATTCTTTAATTGTAATATCAGATCCAGTACCAATATTGATAATTTCTGAATCATCATATTCATTCATACAAATATAACATGCTTCTGCCATATCATCAATATAAAGAAATTCACGAAGAGGAGAACCATCTCCCCAACAAACAAATTGAGAATCTCCATTTAACTTTGCCTCATGCATTCTACGCATGATACCAGGAATTACATGACTAGATTCTGGATTAAAATTATCATTTACTCCATATAGATTAGTTGGTTGTAAAGAAATTGCATCAAATCCATATTGTTGACGATATGATTGACACATTTTAATTCCAGCAATCTTAGCAATTGCATATGCATCATTAGTTGGTTCTAAAGGACCAGTCATCAACTGGTCTTCAGTAATTGGAATGTTTGGGTGCTTTGGATAAATGCAAGAGGACCCAAGAAATACCAACTTTTTAATACCATAATTATACGCCGCATTTATGATATTTGATTGGATCATCAAATTATCATAGATGAATTCTGCTGGGCGAGTTTTGTTTGCCATAATGCCACCAACTTTAGCAGCAGCAAGGAATACATATTCTGGTTCTTCTGAACAAAAATACCTTTCAGTATCATCCTGATTAGTAAAATCTATATCATCACGAGTCCCTTCAATAATGTTAGTATATCCTTTGCTTCTTAGATTTCTAACAATTGCTGACCCCACTAGACCACGAGCACCAGCAACTAAAATTTTAGAATCACTGTCCATAAATGCACATATCCTCAACTAATTCATTAAAAGTAATTTTTGGTTCCCACCCAAGATTTTCCTTTGCTTTTGTGGGATCTCCCAACAAAGATTCAACTTCAGCAGGTCTAAAATATTTAGGGTCAACTTTAACAACTACTCTATTAGTATTCTTATCAATACCAACTTCATCTAGACCACTACCTTCCCATTTAATCTTCATTCCAAAGTAAGGTGCTGCAGTCTCAACAAATGCCCTAACTGAATATTGTTCACCAGTAGCAATCACATAATCATCGGGTTCATCTTGTTGAAGCATCATCCACATTGCTTCGACAAAATCTTTGGCATGTCCCCAATCTCTTTTAGCATTTAAATTGCCAAGATATAAAACATCCTGCAATCCAGCACTAATTTTAGAAAGACCTCTTGTTATTTTACGGGTAACAAATGTCTCACCACGACGAGGAGATTCATGGTTAAAAAGTATTCCTGTGCAAGCATACATTCCATAGGATTCTCGATAATTCTTTGTAATCCAATATCCATATAATTTTGCTACCCCATAAGGAGAACGTGGATAAAAGGGAGTAGTTTCTTTTTGAGGAACCTCTTGCACTAATCCATAAAGTTCACTTGTAGATGCTTGATAAACTCTACAAGTTTTTTCCATTCCCAAAATTCTTACCGCTTCAAGAATTCTAAGAGTTCCCAATCCATCAACATTACCAGTATACTCAGGCATCTCAAACGATACTTTTACATGACTTTGTGCCGCGAGATTATAAATCTCATCAGGTTTAGTTTGTTGGAGAATGTGAATAATATTTGCAGAATCGGTCAAATCCCCATAATGTAACTTGAGATGTGGGTGATTAAAAATATGATCAATCCTATGTGTATTAATAAGGGATGCTCTACGAATTATTCCATGAACCATGTATCCCTTTTCAATCAATAATTCAGCAAGATAAGAACCATCTTGCCCCGTGATTCCTGTAATTAAAGCAGTCTTCATAGTAAGTGTATATTCACCAAAAATTATAGCACCTCCAAACAAAAACATCAATAATAAATACTCTTACTGGACTCATTATCTTAATGGAAAAAACCGCTCAAATAAAAAAGCACGAAGGGAATTATTTCTACAAAGCATATAATTTTATGCCAGAAGAATCTCTTCCAGAACTATATTCCTCTGCGGTAAAATGGTTAGAGAATACTCGAAAGAGTACACTTGAAGAAGTATTTCCCCCAGAAGCATCTCAGAATTTATTGGGTAACGCGATACAAGAATCTTTCCTATCTGAGCAAGTTTGGGTAAATTTTTATTCGGAAGCAAAAAAACATATTGCACAATATTGCAAAGTAACAGGAATCAATATACAAAATATTCGTTTACATTCTTCTTGGATTACTAGACTGCACAATTTAGATTTTCCAAGTGTACACTCAAAAAATGAGTTGGAAAAAAGATTAGGGTTGCATAATACATTTGGAAATATGCATTCCCATAAAACCAATCCTATAGGAATGGTTTATTATTTAAAAAACCCAGACCCAAAATATGGAACTATAGTAAAAATAACAAATAAAAAAATATTTAATAATAACGGAGAAGAAAATACTATTATGATTTTTGACCCTAGACTATATCATACAGCATTATATCCACCAATTAAAGAAACTGAAGTTTATCCTAGAATTACCATTGTAGTTGATTGTGAGTATATTGATTAAGGTAAAACCCAATCAGGAACTCCAAAGGGAATATTAATATACCAATCAAATACAATATTATATTTTATAAAATCACTATTAATTAAAAATTTATTTGAACATGGATATGAACCACCATTAAAAATAACCAACGAATTCTGTTCTCCAGGAATAGATTTAATTTTATTTCCTATTTTTATATCCGTTCCCATATGTACATTATCATTTCTTAGATAATATACAGTTCTTATCATATGTTTTTTAAGCCAGTCGTCATCAACGAGTCCAAAATCATCCTGAAAAATTGAAGATTCAAAATTAATTACACTAAATATGCTATTTGGTTTTGTTGCTGATCTTTCTCCCCAACAAGAATGGGGAACAATTAAAGATTCATCAACACCAACAACTTTAAAATATTCCAGTACATGATGTTTTACTCTAAGACAAAATATATTCCAACATCTCTCATCATAGGGAAAATAAGAACTTGATGATAATGCCAATCCATGGCAGTCAATAATACATTTTGTTACTTCTATTGCATCTGCATGTAGTAAATTATATTTAAAATGTTTATCAGAACTTACTTTTAATTCATTCTGCAAATCATCAGAAAAAACATTTTTAACTACATGTACATAATCAGATTTAATAATATTTTTTTCCATAATTTGGAGAATGTAATGGTGTCTTTTTCGTAAATTTATTTGCCTTTTTAGGGCACATTGTACAAACTGGTTCCGCAGTTCTTGTGAAAAATTCTAGAATATCTATCTCAGAACTAGTTGGTAACAATGGGTTATACTTTAAATAAGGATCCCATTTTGATGATAGATTATTCCCAAATTTTTTCTTTTGTAGTGGTAAGTAAGCAAGCGCCGCACATTTATATATTTTACCATCCAATAATTGAAAGTTTTCTTGTCCTCCTGGACAATTATTCCAACTCTCAATATAATCATCACTGCAAATTGGTTCAATAGAACACCCATATCCAGTATATGTTCTTAACCAATAAGTAGATGCATCATGTATTTTATAATTTACTCCAGATGACTTAATTTTTTGAATCGCAATATCAAATAATCTGATGTAATTATGGTCCTGCGAATGTTTAGTTATAGTCAAAATACAATTTGTATCAATCAGTGCTTTTGATAGTCCATCAATTCTATCAAATAGCAATCCATTCGATACTAATTCAAATTCTTGGTCATCTTGTATATTCCAAATCTCTTTTGTCATGTAAATAATATCAACGATCTCCTTATTGAGAAGAGGTTCTCCACCTAACATTGACAATTCTTTTGGATAAATTTTTTTATTCCAACACAAATACCACTCTTTTAGAGTGGTAAGTGAAATATTTTCTTTGTACCCATCATTAGTATAATGACCACATCCCTCACAAGTAAAATTGCAAGAATGGGTAACATGCCACTCTAAGTGGGGGATTTTAATCATTGGGCATCAATACTAGATACATCTCTTTCAGGAGAGAAAGTTCTCATTCCAATATTACCAGCATACCACCCAGTTGCAATATACTTATTAACTGGTGTGGGATTACCCCTATGCAGATGAGTAAAAGATCCAGGCCAAATTGCAACTCTACCTAATTTTGGCTTTACTTTTACCCCCTGATATAAAAATTCAGTTTCTCCACCATCTTCAATATCATTAAAGTACACTGTCCAAGCAAGAGTTCTTTCTTTTGTTATCCATGTTGTATTTTCTGCATGGAAAGAATGATAACCACCACGCCTTGGTTCCGTTTTTTGAAGAAGAACTGTACAACTATGGTAACTAAATTGTTTTAAATAAGGGTATGAATCAATATATTGATTCATACAGAAGTCAATTCCTCCCATCAAATAGTTTGCCTCAGATGGAGAAAATGCACTAAGGCATACTTGCTTATCTGTAACAAAACTATAATTTCTAGAATTAATGAATGAAGTATTATCAATATAATTAATAATAAAATCACAGAATTCTTGATCAAATACATTATCCCAAACACCAATAAAGTTATCTAAAACTGAATTAGTTGGTGTAGATTTTTTGTTTTCCATAAAAACCAAAGAAGGACGCGCCACCTAGTTTTGACTGAACTAGGAAACAGGCGGGAGAGATTCCCATCCGCACCAGTCGGCATATTTAAAGTCCATCCGACGAGGACATAAGGGGTCAGATTGACTCCACCACTTAGTTTTAAGAAACTAAGAAAAGTTGGGTTAACTTTGATATTTCGGAGATACCAAAGAATGCACATAAAAACAGCACATCCCAAAGTTTAAGTTTGATAGCAAAAGGAATTGTGAGAAGACCTCCAATAACTTTAATCATCAAACCATATTTAAATTCTCCCCATAACATAGTTTGATAACCAATTATAAGAAGAATGTTTCCAATCCACCGAAGTAAATCAGATTTAGACATAAGGGGTTGCTCCCGACCAGGGCACTTTTATAGTCATTCCGAGACTAGGCAACTTCAATTTGCTCAAGATCTTGAACCAGACAATCAATGAGAATATCATAATCATCTAGAGGATCTCCAGAAAAGACTACACCTTCATTTTCATAATAACGACGGACTTTTTTAAAGAGTTTTGGGTTTTTTACATCTAGGTAAAAATCACCGTTTGCAGCACCACGAAGAGTTTGCACATCTTTTTTAAATTTTTCTGTGAGAGTCATTGCTTTGAATGTTGACCTTAATAGTATAAGGGTTTGACAGTTATCTGTCAAGTGCTCCTTGCGTGGATCGAACACGCCTCAGGCGAATTATGAGTTCGCTGCATTCACCAGATTGCTAAAGGAGCAAGTGGGGATAGTCGAACTTCACCCAATTTGGGCAAAGTCCTCGGACCCTGCCCAACCATCCCCATACGACGCTACGGAAGATATCCGTAGTAGAAGTTGGCGTCTACTTAGTTAATCGCTAAGGACTACCAATAGGACTGCTGAGAATTGAACTCAGTTCACACCGTTATAAGCAGTGGGCCTTAACCAATAGGCGACAGTCCCTCGATTAAAAATAGTTAACTATTACAATAGATCTAAAAAAAGAATCCGTGCAAGTTGTACTACAATGATTTTTACTTGGATCAAAGAATAGTGCTCTATTCTCTATTGATTCTACTTTAGTTCCATCTTCCAAAATAGTAAATCCATTATTAGTATTCAAATAAACTATCAATCCAAAATGTTCATATGGATAATCTATATGCATCCCATGCTGGACAATTTTATTTGTTTTTGGATAGACATTTGCTCTTGCTCTAATAATTGCTTTTGGATTTATTTTTTCAAAGATTGGGTTTAAAGATCCAAAGTATTGACTAGAAATATTGTAGTCTGTATAAAACGTGTGGGTAAAATAAATTCCTTCATCATTGTAAGTATTCTTTGTTGATATTCCATGATTTAAAAACCAAGGAATTGTATTATTTCCCACAATTGTTTTTTTAAAATGTTCAAAAATTGATGGTTCAATAAAGTTATCAATAATTTTTGTTGACTGGTCCATAGTAACAGATGGTCTTATGGTTGTCAAGGTGCTTCGTTGTGGTCAGTGTATATTCGTATCAATTCTTCATCTGCTGGCATGAGCACTGCTTCACCATACTCACTAGTGATGATAAAAGACTTCATTTCCTTTTCAACCAAATTCATTAAGTTATCAAAATCTGCTTGAAACTCTTCCACAGTATACCTCTTTAAACTACCAAGTTCCTTTTCGATACTCATCATCAACCTCCGCAGGACAAAGATATTGTACTTTATTATTTTTATATGGGATATAATCCCAATTTTCTGGTCTCCAATGAAAGTACATGTTCCTATAATAATCTCCTTGAAATGGAGTATATCTAGAGTGAACACATAGACTCTCATATAATAACATGTCACCAGGTTCAAAAACAACCTTGTGTCTAACACCATCATGATCCCAAAAATCTAAAGGCCAATTTGTATTTTTGGGTTGCTCGTCAATAAAAATTATACAACTAATAATATGAGTTTTTATTTCATCTCGGTGTAAACATAATATTGAGTCTTTTGGATAACTTCTTATTCCATAACCCGTGCTATATTTTAATTTTTGATGAGACCATTCTTCCAATATTGGTTGAAGAATATCCGCCCATTCTTTTAATTTTTCTGTGGGAATATGGTTTATATGGGTATAAGGATTTTTAATTCTTTTAGGGTCACCTAAAGGATTTCTAAATGCTATCGAACCAGCCGTAATGTGTTCTCCGTATTTAGGATCATAATGAGAATTGGTAGAATCTTCTTTTTGTGAGAAGTCGCAAGTATTATAAAAATTCAATATTTCAGAATATAAATTCTCTGGAACCCTGACCAGTTTAAACGGATTATCTGCAAAACTTGGCCACTTCATTTTAATTTGGGACCATACATCCAAGTAACCAAAGATACTCTTCTTCCTCTTGTTACTGGAGTAACTCTATGAGGAATTCTTGAATCAAATACAATAACAGATCCTTTTTCTTTTGGTGCCTGTATAATATTGCCATGATAGTCTATGAATTCTAAGTCACCACCATCATATTCAGAAGGGTCACTAACTAAAACACTTGCACTAAGTTTTCTAGTCCACTTCCCATTTTTTGAAGTTCCATAATCACTATGCCAACCATAGTGTCCATTTTCAAGATATACTGAGATTTGTATACTTTCAAGTAAATTCAAATCATATTCCCAATACTTTCTATTAGATAAACCAATATAATAAGAAATTACACTACATGCCCAATGGTCTTCAAACCACCAATTGATTTTAGAATTTCTAATTTTTGGGTCTATCCGACCATTATCCTCACCACCAACACCAGCATCTTCAAATGGAACTTTAAATTCTTCCATCTCTTTCAATTCTTTGACCATAAGATCTACCAAATCTTCTGGAAGAACTTCTCTATGATAAACTAATGGAGAATCTGCAAGAACATGTGGTTCTTGACCGTTTATTTTAATACTTTTATCCATGAATTAAAAGAACAAATATTGTCCAAGTCGGGGTGAAAGGATTTGAACCTTCGGCCCCTGCTTCCCAAAAGCAGTGCTCTATCCAAACTGAGCTACACCCCGTTGACTTGGTATGAGGATATTATACATCCTCATAATTTTGTTGTCAAGCGTTTAAGACTTCCTCTCTTATATATGAAGCAATCAATACCCCTCGACGAGTATCTGACTTATTATAAGCATAATGTTCTGATAATTTTTCATCAAATAAATTTAAGTCTCCATTTTTAAGAAGACGTTCTTCTCCATTAACAACCAATGCTGAAGGTCCATCGCTTGGAATATCTAAACTAAAATGATACTTTATTACACTTGAATGTAAAAAGTTATCATCAATTCTTTCATCTCCATCAGAATGGGGACTAATTTCAACTCCTGGTTCAAGAATAGAAAATACAGCAAGAACTGGTTTAATTGATTGACTAAGTAATATTCTTACTGTCTCAGACTGTTGTACTTGAAGAGGTGTCCTTAAAATTTGCTGTCTATTAAAAATTAATGGACACACTTTCCAGGGAAAATTTGGAGTGTATGTTGGAACAAACCCCAAAAAATTATTATCTAATGAAGTTAAATTGTATGTATGAGAATAATCTATAAAATAATTACAATCCCTAAATTCAATATAATCACTTTTAATTTGAGAGTAATTAGATGTAAAAATAGAAGTTTGTATTTTACTCAATTTTGGTTCAATAAACATTATTTAATATAATAATTTTTATTATTTATGGGGTTATAACCCACTACCATTCCTAAACCCATACACGTATCCCACAATAAGACCACACATAAACACAATAAAAATCAAAACTTGTTTACCAAGAAACTCAATAAGTTCCTGCCATTCCATAGTCATCATCGTCCTCATAAGTTGATGGTTCTTCAAACAACTCAGACATCTTTTGTTGTTTAACTAGTTCTTGCAATTCCTTTAAATCTTCTTCTGTAAGCGATATCATTTGTCCTTGAGTAATTCTTCTATTCTTTTACGCATATTTGTGCTATCTTGTTTCAAATAGTCCCGAAGAGAATATCCTCGGTGACCCTTCATAATACAAGTGCCCTGATAAAACATCGTGGCAGCAAATACTAACAGAAAAACTATTCCAATTATTTCAAGGTGATATTGAGCCATGGTAGTAGAGGTGGTATTACTCCAATAAGTCGAAGAAGACCTTCAGCAAAAAGTGAAAGAACAACCCAACCAACACACATTGAAATAACCGAAGCATTACGATTATGTCTTCGTATGGCATCATCAATCATCTCCTGACACTGCTTCTGTGTCACATAATGTTCTGAATTTATTTTAGTCATTCTGTGGACCACGGAACTCGTCTTGCTCTAATTGGGTCAATCTCCTTTCCCATGTTATCCCACTTGTTGAACCTTTGCATGGATTTATGCAGGTTTCATCACCAAAGTTATTACATACAAGACCTGCAAGATCATGTGGGTCACCTTCTTTCCCAGTACCAGACCAATAATGCTGCCCATTCAACCAAATGGCACCACACTTAGGACATTCCTTCCTATCAATAGACAGGTCGGACAGTTCTTTATTATTCATTAGGATAATCCTTTAGAAATTTTTCGTAGCTCTTTGTGTCTTTAATTAGCTGACGCTTTAATTTCCATCCTAAAACTTTCATTTGCATCCGAATAAAAAAGTGACGCAATTCAAGATCCAGATATGTAAAAACTCTCATGGTCCCTTCAAGTCCTGCATAGGCAACCATAAGTCCAAGGATTATTATTGTTATATAAAATCCTAGTAAAGGAGTTGTTGTAGATGGGTCCATTAAGGCACAGTGCTACGTGTACTTACAAATTGTATATAGGTAATACAATAATGTCAACGTCTCATTAGTATCTCCTGATACTAAGTTTAATAACAATCAAAAGAAATAGTTAAAAACGGAAGCGGTAGGATTTGAACCCACGAACGCTGTTAACGTTGGTTGTTTTCAAGACAACTGCCATAAACCACTCGGCCACGCTTCCAGTATTTGATTTCTTATAGTATAATATATCTATATTATTTTGTCAAACATGAACATAGATGAATATCTTTTAAGTCTAGGATATGACGATAAAGAGACCTTATACGAACCTGGTAAGAAGTTATCTATAAAAATTCCATTTGATTTTAATGGTAAAAGAATTAATATCTGCCCATACATTGTTCCATATTATAGCAAAAAAAGTTACATAGCAGCAGAATATAATTACTCAGTTTACTACGACAATCCAGAAGTAACCAAACAAAAAATTCTAAATTTAATCAAATACATTAAATATCCAGAACCAGGTAGAGTTGGTGATATTGGATGGGAAGCAGAATATCTTGTAGACCCCAGAGAATTTACTGCTGAAGAAAGAGCACGTATTGTTGTATCTAGTTTTAAAAAATTTAGAACCTTAATTTTAAAAGGTGAATGGTTGGACGGAATCAGAGCACAACCAGGTGATATTGTAGCATCTAAACCAATAGGAATTAAATTTGATATGGGATTTAATGAAGAATCGGAAAAAGAAGGAACTCTCCAAAGAAGCATACTTTCAAAAAAAGTATTCAGGTTTGGAGAGTTAAAAGAAGATGGAATGCAATATTCAATTATTGGAGAAGATTTAGATATGCATCCTATCTAACTTCAAAGTCCAACTTACGGACTTTCCTTTGCCTTCTACTTTCTTGCCAAGAAATATCATCAGAAGATAAGACTCCAATATTTTTATTTGGGGTCTTAGTACTTTCAATAATAATGACTTGACTAAGGTCATTTGCAAAAATAGTATCATTCTTAATAGATGTCATATTAGGACATCCACAAGAAATAGTTTTTGCAACATGAGCTTGCAGTTCTTTATTGCAAGATTTACAACGTATTAACATTTTATCAAACCATATATTAAATATGTATGGGCGAAGAGGGGATCGAACCCCCGACCGACTGGGTGTAAACCAGTAGCTCTACCGCTGAGCTATTCGCCCTTAATGAGTAGTGAGTGCCCACCACTCGCGGAAGACACTTTCCGCAAAAGCTTCACTTTCGTGAAGAGTCAATAGACACGCTATTGACATGTTTTTTGTTACTGGCGGGGGTGATCAAGTCCCCGACCTAAGCGAACTTAGGATTTAGTAAGGAAGACCCAGACATTTCTAGACCTTCCAACTGCCCAGCCTGGGATCGAACCAGGGACCAATCGATTAACAGTCGATAGCTCTACCGCTGAGCTACTAGGCATTATATTTTTTTATTTAATCACCTATAAATGTTATCACACTTATTTTAAATTGTCAAGTAGGTTTTTTTATTTAGAGTAAATCATCAATCTTAACTTTTTGATCAAAGCATAAACAATACCTTGGGGTTGACAAAGTATTATAAACCATATGAGTAGTATTTCCCCAAAAAAACATAAATTTATTATTTTCAAAATATTCACTAAATACTCCCTTTTGAGTATTCAATGCCAAAAATGCATACTCATCTTTAGATGATTGAACGTCTAATCCCCACAAACCCCTAATAGTGATGTAATCATCATCAGAAGGATCATTATCTACATGCCAGTCAATTGCTTTACCTGGATAAACAACACTAATACCAACCCTTTGTCTTAAACCAGACTGATAAGAAACATTAGTTAAAGTTGGTAGATATTCTGCATTATCGCTGTAAATAATATCTCTTTCATAATCTATATGAGCCTTGGTTTTGTAAACATGCTCATAGTAATGTCTATTCTGTTCAATATAATTATTATATTCAAGATATAATGCAGCAACTTGCCACCCATCATATGGGTTTGATTTTACAGACGTGTAATAATTATTACCTGCCCAATTTGTCCAAATAAGTTTATCCTTATTTTGATTAAACTCTTCAACAATTGATTGATAATTGTCAGAGAGGAGTTTAAGTTCAGGATTTATTTCTTCTAAAGAATAAAATCTTCCCATAATAGTATGAAATATCAGTAATGGATCTGGTGATATATGTAACATACTCAATTATTAGTTATGGAGAATAGCGGACTCGAACCGCTGACATCCTGCTTGCAAAGCAGGCGCTCTACCAACTGAGCTAATTCCCCTGGCGTCTCAGGCTGGACTCGAACCAGCGACCGACTGCTTAGAAGGCAGTTGCTCTATCCAACTGAGCTACTGAGACATAAGACAATTATACCAGTGATGGATTTAATTGTCAAGGTGGGCAGGGAGGGATTTGAACCCCCGTAGGCAGAGCCAGCGGATTTACAGTCCGCCTCCATTAACCACTCGGACACCTACCCATGTGGACACTGACCTGATGGTTACTCTTTCTGCGGAGGGAGGCGTCAGTTTTTTATATCCAAGCAAGCACCTTGCTGGAGTCCATGTGGTAATGATATCACTGTTTGGGGCAGTCGTCAACCCAGGGAGCACACAATCTCATTTCACCTCCAAGAACTGATTGGGCATAAGACCCATCTGGTGGTTTCTCTGAGTATCGTGGTTTAGGCATTCTAACCTTTCCATCGTCCCCTGTCAAGCGTTCATACTCTGCAATTGCTGCATCAACATCACGCTTAATTCTTCTTTCAAGTTTCTTATCATCCTTAATCACAAACTCATTAAGTATTGTGCCTGGAAAATATTTTCTTTGAATTTCGTCCAGTAAGTCCCAAAGACCAGTCTCAGAAACTCCTGTGCATTGTGAAAGTGCTGCAATAATAGAAGATAATACTATACCGATTATTGCGTATTGTTTTATGTCTGGTTTTTTCTTACCAAGATTAAAATTAACCCTCATTACATTCAAGATATTTTTGTATCACTTCATTATTTTTCTTTTGAACTTTCAAAAGTTCATCATAATCCATACCCAAGTAAGAGGCAAAACCTTTTAGATCTTCATGCCCAAAAGTATTTAAATTGGAAGTTATAGATTTGTCTTGTGTCATAACTTTTATTTAAATTAAATTACTAAAAAAGGGAGTTCTGTAGAACTCCCCAATATTTATTCAGTTTGTTAAACTTCTACCGTGATCAGTTTAGAAGCATAATCATGAGCATACGAAGTGCGAGCACCATGATGCCCCCAACCAATCCAACTATACGCATAGTCCATGTAACGATTGATGGACTTACCAGGAGTTTTCATCCTGTCCTCAATTCGTTGCCATTGAACCTCAGTCGTTAGATAACGAAGTTGCGTGTGAAGTGCTGATGGAGAACCACCATACCTCTTAGCAAAATCACCCAATCCATAATAACGATCGGCAGATGTCCATTGAATCAGTCCGTAACCGCGTCCGCAGTTACTCCAACTGGTTCTACTACCACCTTCGCAAATGTTAGGAATAAAAGTTGATTCCTGACGAATATTGCCCATGATGGTAGCAAGGGCGTTTCTGTCTTTAATACCACGCTCCTGGAAAAATACCAGGGTAGCATTCTCATGTTCATTACACCCTTTACAAATAAGCCTTTTCTCTTTTGGCTTTGGTAGTGCAACCTCGCGGATTGCTGTCTTCTTTTCATCTACAAGATTCATTTTAATTGTCTCTTCCACTGGAGGTGGGGGACCTTGCATCTTGTAGTTGACGAATGGCAGTGATGCCGTACTGGTTGTAACCGATGCCAGAAGGGGCAGGGCTACTGTAAAGAAATTTTGCATTTAAATTGATAGAACTCTACATCCGTATAGAAAGGGGGTACACCCTCTTTTCAAAGGGCACTTTCCACGGCTCTAAATGTCACTTCAAGGACTCATTATGACAAAACCCACCTTTTGAGTGGGTTCCCTGCATAATAAGTTATTATTTAGATTTTGTCAAGAATTCAATTTAAAACAAATACCACCTAAATAACAGTAGTGTTTACTACTTAAGAAAAATGAAAAGACTTCTTCTAGTTTTTTCGTTATTCTTCATTACTCCTGCAAGTGCTGCTGAAATTACATCAAGAATTACTGATTCTGTTCAACTAAATGTTCAGGGTGCTGCGGTACAATCAACTCGAATTGGAGCATCTTATTCTGCTTCAGGTACAAATATTCAATCAACCTCCTTTGGTGGAGTGAATGGTGCTGGAACTTATGATATCAATACAGCAGGTCAAGCATTCAGTTTCTCAGAATCTTTCAATGCTGCTGATACGCCAGTCACCACTCAGTCGGTCAGTGGTGGAGTTATTGCTTCTCCCAACCTTTATGGGGATTCTGTTACTCAGTTAGCAGGAGACAAAGGTTCTCTCGCTGGTACATTATCACCTACTGGTGTTCCTACAGTCACTGCTGGTGGTCCTGGAACCACCGCAACTGCACAACGTAGTATTGAGTTAAGCGTATTCAAATGAGACATCTAACTCCCGTCTTGCTTTTAGCAGCGGGAGTCATTTGTACTCCTGCTATGGCTAATACTGTTGTGCCTAATTTTACTAGAGGTACAATCAACGCAACAACTGAATCAACTACAAAAGTTATAGAAACAATTCGCCAAGTTGAATATGCAACTGGCACATCTTATACTGTGACTGGAACTAATATTAACATTCCTGGCACTCCTCAACAAGGAGCAAACTACAGTATTATGAATCAAGGTGCTCCCTTCCAGTTTAGTGAGACTTATCTCGGTCCTGGAGTGGCAAAGGAAACATGGATAGATCGCACCACAGAAACCCAATCAACAACTACATCAATATCAGTCTTTACGCAGTAGCAACCATTTTAGTATTAACACTTGCAGGTTCTACCAGAAGTAAAGCACAACAAGCACCTTCTAATACAAATATTGCAGGACCTTCAGCATCTGCTACTGGTAATGTTACAAACCAGGCCGTGCAGGTGTTACAAGGTCCTTATGCAGTCAACACTTATGGTGGAGGTGTAAGTTGTCAAGGACCAACCATGAGTTTTTCCCCATTTGTATTGGGAAGTATGAATGGTAGTCAAGACCCATCAACATTCCAATCCCATAATGGTAACGCTGGTGTCAGTATGGGATTTAACTTCCCTTTGGATGGGGGACTAACAGAACTTTGTAAAGAAAGAGCAAGGTCAGAAATCAAAAGACAAAATGCTGAATCAGATAAAGCAAGACTTGATTTTGAATTAGTAAGACTTTTAAAGTGTGGTGAGGCAATCAAGTCTGGTATTACATTTCATCCAGAAAGTCCCTACCATAAAATCTGTGCCGACGTAGTTGTGAGGTATCCAAATGGATCTCATACCACCAATAAGTAATGCAAATGGAATTGCCAATATAAAAACTAATACCAACGAAGTACCAAAAGTTGGTATTAATGGTCCTAGTGTTATTTCAACAATAGAACCACCAGTTCTTCGTAGTGTAGAAGTTCCTGTTGTTCGTGGAATGGCACTTCCAGTATTTGAAATGCCAAATACTTCTATTAAATATCCAATTATTAATGTACCTACACAAGAAGAGTTTGATGCTGCTGTAAGGGCGGATAAAGAAAAGCAGGCACAAGAAGATGCAGCAAAAAATAGAGGACTTCCAGACTCTACCCCCCCACCTCAACTGCCTCAAGTTACTCAAACCCCTCCCACACAAACACCTATTGCTGAGATACCAGCGGATAAACCAAAAACAACACCATCTTTTAGTGTTTATGGAGTCGATATTAATTTACCTGACCCTTCTCTTGTTGCTACGGCTGGTGCTGTCGCAGTAGTAACCACTGCTGCTACAATGGCATCAACAACAGTTTTAAATGTAGTTAAAAACGCTGCTGAACCATTGATTAGAGAAGCAACAAAAAACAAATTTAAAATTAAAATTAAACAAGTTAAACCTGTTCTACATTATGTCATGTCAGACGGTGGACATGTTGATATATTTGAATACTCTGCAGATGGCACCCGCTTAGTAGCGCAGACAGATAACGTAGAGCAGTATATCCGCGACCAAGTAGAGACCAATGCTTACTATGAAATGGACAATAAAATTATTATTGATGATGTAATGAAAGATAAATTCACAAAAGAGGGGCAAGAGAGATTTAAAGGTCTCTATGCCCCACCTAAAAAGATTGCTAAGAAGTTATCAGCTCGACTTTCTTTTTGATAGAAGTAGGTCGAAATCTTTCTTCTTTGTTCCACCATCATATTCCCAAGCATAACCTTCAGTAATCATTTGATTGTTGATGGAAATCTCTTCACCATTGACATATAGATGACCAATGATACGACCATACTTTTCGGTACTATCAGGTAGTTCTGTTTTGATTAAAATATCTTTAGCAAATTTTAGTCTTTCTTTGAGCCAATCTTTAACTTCGAGACCAAGTTTCTTTTCATACGCATCAGTTGTCCTGCTCTCTGGGGTATCGATACCAGCAAGACGAATTCGCTTAGTAAGGGAGATATCAAAACCCAAATCAATGTCAGCGTCAATAGTGTCGCCATCTACTACCTTGTGAACTGAACGTATTCTATAGACGTAAGGATCTTTGTCAGCCATTAGAATGGTAATTTAAACTTCTCAGTATTTAGTTTGGGAATAGGTAGTTTTTCAAATGCCTTATTAACCTGCTTCTCTACAACGGCACCAACAAACTCTTCTGGGTTGTTAAGAATCTTCTGTGCTTTCTGATAAGTTACATAAGCACCATAACAAAGTGCTCCACTAATCGCTAGACTTGTCGCTGACAGAATGATCGCTAGGTTCTTCATCTTTCATTTCCTCAAATGCTAACCTTAATATGTAGTAAATGATATATGCAGTAAAGGCAAGTCCGCAGGATAATAATATTACAACACCCCAAGGAAACTCACTCATAATAATTACCTACTAATCTCTTCCCAGTCCATAGACCCGTGAATATCTGCACCATTAGAATTGGAAGAAGCAACGAGAGAAAGTTCATAAGGTGTTCCTGTTAATGCATCCCTTTCCAACTGAAACTTAAATAATGCCTCTTTAAGAATATCAACTGGTGTTGAACCTTGATTAGACCCGTACAAATATCCAGATGCTAATATTCTTCCACCAGTATAAGTTCCACCATCAATTTTATATTCCACAGAACTATCAATACCAGCATCGACCCAAGTTCCACCAACAGATGTTCCTGTTGCTCTTACTTGCCAGTTATAAACTGCATTGTTTGTAATACCAAGAATTGAAAGTGCAGTCATAATTACAATTGCATCCAATCTATTTGGCGTTGCTTTAAGACGAATTGATAAAACAGTATAATAAGTTCCTGCAGTTGTTAAATCAACTGGTGTTTGAACAGGTGTTCCTGCTGCTTGCTGCAATCCACGAAGTTCATAACCACCCTCTGAAATTACAGTAGAACAAACTTGTTTTAATGTGCTCGCACTCGTTGTAATTCCAGTATTTGCAATCTCATATCTCAAAGGTAATGATGCTGTTGTGATATAAGTTGTATTGATAAGATTTGCGTGATGGAATGAGTGGCAGTGAATAAACTTACCATCAACTACAAATCCTAGTCTTACCGTTCCAAGTCCCAACCATTCAATATCCATCCACATAATTTGTGCTTTGCTGATATCTAATGTGACACCAGATGGATTGAGATGCCCAGGACCAAGCATCGTATCAACATTCCAACTTGCTTGTGATACTCTTGTTTCTGTTGTAATTCCTGGAACATATGTTCTTTCTACAAAATATAAATTACTTCCATCAAGTTCTAAATACATCCCATTATCTGCACCAAAGTATCCTACTCTTTGACGAAGATTTGATTTTGTTGGATTCATTACAAACGTATTCAATACCTGTAATGATTTTCCTGGTTGATAAGAGAATACTTTTGTAGTTTCTCTGATGATTGATGCGGTGCTTCCAACACCAACAGTCATATTAATCAAACCTTGTGCCGTTACAAATCCAACTGTTGAACCAGTTCCTACAACTAAACCACTCCAAAGATTATTATCTTTATATCTGTGAGAACTATCAAAGAGTGTAAGTGGTGTTGAAGTTCTTAAACGACCAAATGCATCAGTTGCTATTGGTGGAAATGTAACAGATGCTGATGATGTTGTAGAAATTGATACTGTTCCCGTAACTGGTAGGGGATTACTAGAACTTACAGGAGCACTATTAAGGTTGAGTGATACTTGCCCAGTTGTTCCAATTCCTACTGTTCCCTGAACTGTGACTGTTGAACCAATACCTGATACTGCGACTGTTGTGACTGGATTGGTTACATAGAAGGAAGTATTGGATATTGATACTGTATTTGCAATAGAAACAGTTCCTCCAACAGTTACAGAGGTGACTGGATTTAAGACATAAAAACCAGTATTTGCAATTGATACTGAACCACCAATTCCAGTTACATAGAATGAAGTATTGGAAATTGAAACCGATGAACCAAAACCAGAAATATAAAAACTTGTATTAGATATTGCTACGGTATTCAGTAATGAAGAAATGCCAACTGGAAGATAGGTAAGATTTAGATTTACTGTTCCAACACCAACTGGAAGATAAGGAACAGTTAAAATATCAGTTGTTCCAACTTCTGTGATGTGATTATGAACTGGATTTGCTTCCGAACTTGCAACACTTACAGTTGTTGGGATTGTAATGCTTCCATTAATCGTAATACTTGAACTTCCAAGAGATACTGGAAACGGGTTATCTACTGTTACTTGCTCACCATCACTGGTTGCAACATTAAAAACTTCAAATAGACTTCTTTCTTGATTTAAAAAGTCTTGTGTATTCTTATTCCACTGTGCCATTATTAATCAGTCCAAGTTAGTCTTTCTGGTTGATATCTTTGTGCTTTTCTTACTTTTAACGAATTCTCAGTTATTGGATAAATGTTATGAACAATTGCTCCAGGATACTCTCCTTGAAGTTGTTCTGCTAATTTATTTTTATCTAACATCTTTCCTTCTACTTCCATTCGATATAGTTTTCCTTCCCAAACTACATCCGCAAGAAATGATTCACCAACTGGTTCTGATTGATTTTCAGAACCGTTGATGTAAAGATTTCCATTGAAATCACCAGCAATATTAATAGATTCGGAAATAAATTGTCTGTATGATTTCATTTTAATAACTCACTCCTCTTCGGATGAATCGTCCAGTCCGAACATTGAAGCAGAAACATAAGGCTTTACTGCTTCAATTCTTTCTGCGGATTTAGTGAATAGCATTGCCTTGATTGCATCACTAATCTCTGCTGGAGATTCATCATTTGCAAACATTGTAAGTAGCTCTTCCATGATTCAATTAATTTAGATAACTATTTTTATTTATATTTCCCCTGCTTGGGGTTCCATTACTGGTTCTCCCATTGCAGCACCAGATTGTTGCTCTGGAGATTGACCCTGACCCATATCCATTCCTTGGTCTATTGGTTGCATCGATGCTTGTTGTTGAGAAACAACAAGTTTGGGGTCAACGATTAATCCTGCTTTAATTTCTTTTTCAATCTGCTTGTTGATTTCCTTGATTTCACCATCATTCTGCTTAAGAATCTTGGAACGAACATACTCTAATGAGAAATACTTTCCAATATATGGTTCCATTGCTGCAACTGAAGCAAGTTTATCATTTAATAATTCTGTATCTTTTAATTCTGAAAAATGATTGTCATAAAGATAATCATATTGAATGTGATCGGAAAGAGAATTCCAATCTTCTATAGATACAATATTTTTTAAGATAAGTTGAGTCTTCAGCATATCATTAAAAAGATTTGAGAATCTTTTCCTTAATCTTCCGACAAACTTAGTAAATTTAACTTCATCTCTAAGAATTTCTGAAGAACGACCCAAACTAAATCCACCACTAGAATTAAGTCTAGTTTCTGGAACATTCAAAGAACGATAAAGTTTTTTCTGGAAATATTCAATATCTGCAAGTTCCCCAAGATTCTGACCACCAGGAAGAGTTGTAATTTCTGTTCCTCTGCCACCTTCACGACGAGGTAACCAGAAATCCTCAAGCATTGCCATATACTTTCGGTCATCACGAATCTCACCAGTGTTGGCATCATATACCAACTTGTTGCGATAACGATTCATCACATCACGAAGGTATTGCTCTGCTTTAATCTTTGGTAGATTTCCTACATCAATGTAAAAAATTCTGCGTTCTGGGGCACGAGACAAACGATAGATTACTAAAGAATCCTCAATCATTCTAAGTTGATTGAGTGCCTTGATTGCTTTGTGTAGATGTGATAGAACTGTCTGCTTATTTCTATCTACCAGTCCAGAAGTAATATAGGCAATTGAATCTGGAGCAATTCTTACTTGCCTTGCCTCGGATTTGAAATTGGAACCAGAGGTTGCAGTCATTGAAGAGAGTTGATTTGGATTATACAAATAAAACTCTTCAATTTCTGGTGGGTTAAAATCAATTACATTTGAATCGGAATTGATTTTACTCAATGCAGATCTTAAATCCTTTTGGTCTTTCTTTAATCTTCTTATGTGTCTTATTTTTAGTGGATCAATATATCTTATTTCCTTAATTCCATCTTGGGGTTTGTTTATATCAATTACTTTATGATAAAAGATTCTTCCATCAATATACCAATTCCTAAAAATTTCATGGCACTTCTTGTCGAAGTCCATTATTTCTTTAATGTACTTAAATTCTTCTCTGATTTTATCTTTTAATTTATCGCTAGCTGGTAAGTTTGATAAATCTATTTGCAAAGGTGAATCATCAGAATCTGAAACGATTGCTTCATTTACAACATCTTCAATGGCACTATCAACTTCTGGATGAAGTGCCATTTCTCTATATCTTCTTACTAAATCTCCCTCGGATTTATATACTCCTTCAATATCTACGTATTGACCATAAAATCCACTGGACAGATAAAAATCTGATTTGTCCTCATCATTAGGAGGAACCGGAGAGACAATCTTTGAAGATTTGTCTTCCGGTTCCTCAATTTTAAATCCAAATAATCTTGGCATTATAATATATTAAAAAACTATTTCTAGTATTTATAATGTATCAGAAATTCTCCACACCAAGAATGGAATTATTTCCCGAATCAGCAGCATCCCACCATTGAACTTGTAAATCCACGCTGAACTCTTCAATTGCGTCTGCATTATCATAAGAAAGTTCAATTGAACTTACTGCTGTTGGGAATACACCATAAAACTTATATGCCTTAAGAACTGGAATTTGTTCTGAACGTCCTGGTAATGTTCCTCTAGTTGCATCGGCAGTATTGCCTCTACCTAACTGGAATACTTTCATATTAACTTGATATGCGGCAGGAGTAATGACCCCCGCATTATCATCATGACGATTGATGAAATTCATCCACTGCTCAAAAGCATTTCTAATCTTAAAGTTGGTGTCATTGATGACAGTTATCGACCAAGGATCGAATGTTCTATCTCCAGCAACTTTAAGATTTCTTCCCCTAAATGGAACATTAATTACATTAATGTTAGAAGCAGGAAGACTTGCTGCTTTTATCATAAAATTGTAGTCTTCATCTGCAATAATGCCTAAACCATCTGGAAATGCAATTTCGCATTCAAAGAGGTTTGGTCTTGCACCACCACCTACTAATTTCGATTTAAATGTATCTAAAGTTCTATTTGAATATTCGGGTGTGTTTGCCATTTGTGGTTACCTCTAAAAATTAAACGGTTCCGATTACTTCAGAGAAGCTGACTCCAGTGCGAGTAGCAATAAAATTAAGACCAATAAAGTTGATGGATCTTGCTGGTTTGATATAAATATCTGCTCTAAATTGATTAGAATCAATCACATCAGGAGTGTTATTTGTTTCATCAGCAACCACAATAAAATCAGTAATTCCTCTCTTTCCTTTTACATCACGTAAGTATGGTTCTACAATGTTTATGAAATTTGCTCTTGTTACGGTATCATTAAATTCAAAGAGCTGTGCTCTTGCTGCTCTTTCAATTGCCTTTTCAATTGTTAAGAACAGATTTCTGACATTGATACGATCAAATGCTGAAGAATATCCTAAAGCAGTTTTATCTCCAAATAGAATAAATCCAGCACCAGGAGAAGAAATAATAGGATTAATTCTTCTAGTATAAAGTGCATCACGTTGTGCTTGGGTTGGATTATATGCCAACTTCACCACATTATTTAATGCACCTCTAGAACTTCCTGCGGGTGAATACCAAGGATAATTGCGAATTGCTGTTCTTGCCATTAGACCTGCAACATCTCCATTACATGGAATATACACAAACTTAGAATTAAATCTATCATATGTGTACTTGTATCCACTATCAAAAATTGCATAAGAACTAGATGTTAATGGATCAAAAAATTCAATAATATTATTTGTTTGAGATTCGGCATCTGGAACATTGACAATACCATCACGATGAGGAGAAATAGCAACAACGCAATCCTTTCTTGATTCAGCAATTGCAATTAATGCATTTGCCTTTGCCTGAGATTCATATAATGATGCTGCTGATGGTCCACTAATTAAATAGTTGATCTCGTATTCTGCTGGATTTTGGAAAACTGAATATGCATTGATTAAGTCGGCATTGGATATTGAATATCCACCAATATTATTTACTCCACTATAGTCATTTCCTCCAGTTAATGAATAAGTTTTTTTGCCAACAGTATTAAATACTTTGTTTTGAGACTCAGTTGACCAACTTCCAGTGACGAGAGCGAATACTGTAGTGCTTCCACTTTGTGCAACTATATTTGACGAAGTTCCAGTATGATCTACTCCAGAGTAGATATAATTTGATTTATTTTCAATATAAGTTTTATAATATATTGACTCAGATGGGGAAATTCTACTATCAGTTGCTTTCGAAATTCCTATGAATTTTTCTAGTAGATTTCCACTAATTCCAGTAACTGAACCAGTATCATCAACTACAATAACGTGAAGTTCATCATATTTTGAATTTCTTTCAGATGCGAATTGTGAAGTACCTGGTTTTGGTGCAATACTTTTCCAATAAACATTACTATTTTGGAGTCCCAATGTTTGCTGATCGTACCAATCTAAAACATTAAAATTACTATTGCTATATTCAACTGGTGATCCACCAGATGGAGAAACATAGAAAGCATCTGTACTAAAAGTATCAAATGATGATGCATTCAATCCAGTGCTTGATCCTGGATTCTTGTAGTCTATTGGTGTAGATACACCAGAAGAATCAACTCTATCTGTTACTCTAATACTTATTTGACCTGTTCCTACCTCTGTTACTAATCCTCTGATGAATCCATCATAAGTTACAACATTGCTTCCTTCTATTCCTGTCTTGTTTAATTTTTGGGTAACAGCATATCCTACTTGAATTTGATTTGCTGTTTGGAAAGATGTTTGTGAACCAAATCTTAATGTTGTTGTTACTACTCCAATGTTGGTTGTTGGAGTTTCAAGAACGATTGTTCCACCATTAGCTCCACTGACACTGATAATTGCAGTTCTTGCTGCAACTCCATTTGCTGTATTGTCAGTCTGAACAAGAGTTTCTAATGTAATTCCAGAAGTATTGATGCCAGAAATTATTGTGGTATTGATTCCTATTGTTGCATTAGCAACTGAAAATGCAGTTGCTAATCCAGTTATAGTTGAAAACTGAGTATTAATACCACTGATTATTTGGTCAGCAGCATTATCGATCATGCAAACCTTTAAATTATTTGCCCAACTTCCTGGTTCTTTTGCTGCAAAATACCAATCAGTATCATCAGTGTGATTAGTTAAATAATCTTCTTTGTTCTCAATTCTAAAATTACTTACTGTTCCTGCAACACCGACATATGCTGTGTTGAGAAGAGTAGCAGAAGATGAATTTGTTCTAACAACTCTTAAAACGCCACCATATGACAAATATGCTGATGCTGTTAACCAGTACTCGTTCTGACCATCTGCAGTTTGTGGTTTCCCGAAGTACTTTAATAAATCTTGTTCTGTTTCTACTAATACGGGTTGATTTACTGGACCTTTTTCGAATGGGCCACAAAATGCACCGACTTGCTGAGCAGCTTGGGTAATGCCACCAACAGTCAAGTCAACTTCTCTCACATTTACCCCAGGGGATACTAAATTTACCGCCATCTGTTTACCTCTGAAGAAGTCTATTTTGTCTAATAATATTTATAATTTGCACTCTTTAAGTTGGGGAAATCACCAATGAACAATTTACCAGTCAGGATATTCCCACTTACTTGCTATTTTTGGGGATATTTTTCTATTTTCTGTAATTCTTTTTATAGTGCATTCTTTACATTCATAAGAATATGCAGAAGGAACTCGTCCTCTACCTTTACGAGTCAAGTAAAACCCATCAATTAAATCTTTAGTTTCTTTACAGATCCTGCAAGTTCTTTCAGTTAAAAATAGATATTCTCTTTCAAATTGCTCTTCTAAATCCATCTATCTATAATCCCACATATATGCCATATCTCCATATTCATCAAGATGCCATCTATCTCCATCTTTATCTACAAAACTAGTTTCCATTTCTGTTAATCCATCAGATATAAAACCAAATGGGGACATATCCTGCTCAATTTGATTTTTCTGCTCATCATAAATTCTCTTACGAATATCATTATCGGTCATTTCCTTAAAATAAGGTTGAACGATTAACCAAGAGAAAATAACCAGGCACATTGCAAGGTCGTCATTGCAACCATCTTCTGCCTCGAATGATTGATTGCGTTGGATAAACGTGGTCAATTCACTGATAACATCATAATCTTTAATTATTACCTTATCATCTTCTACTATAGTCTTAAGGTTCGAGCATCCAACCTTTTTGACATTTTTAGACATCTTCACTCCAAGTTGAGATTTTTTTCCAGAGAACCCCTGACCCACTAATTGACCTGCACGACCTCTCATCGCACACATCAAAAGATTGCTATATTCCAAATCAAAATGGAGCATATTGGAAACTTGTTCACCAATATCATTCACTTCAACAAGAACATAAGAATAGTTGTATGCTCTTCCTACTTTATCAATAATAGAAGGAAATAGAATTGGTTTTATGTCATTGTCCCTGTATTTTGCTACTAGTTTATATGGAAAAGAAGTAATATCAACAACAACAAAAGCAGAATAATCTTTTCCTGTTCCTCTAGCAACGTCAACTGTCATCATATAAGTATGGTCTTTCTCTGGATGCTCGTAAACATCAAGACCTTTATTTGAAGTTAATGGGTCTTCATAGACCATTGAACGAAGTTTTGATGGTGTAATCAAAGTATCAACCGAACCCAGGAATTCGCACTCAAATTCTTGGGTAAACTGACGTTCGGAAGTGTTCCTGATAGTCTCTTCTTTCCAAGCAGCATCTCTACCAGGAACAGCACTCCAGTGAACTTCCAGTGGAATATATCCATTTCTACCCCTCTCAGCATCGTGCCAGAGTTTATAAAACATATTCATCCCGTTAGGGGTTGAAATGATAATAACTTTGGTTGATTTACCAGAAGAAATGGTAGGATATACAGAACTAAAGAACTGTTCTGCAATGTGATTTGGAATGAATGCAAATTCGTCCAGGAAGATGATGTTGAATGAGTTTCCTCGAACAGCAGATGATGAGGTAGATGCTGCTACAATTTTGCTACCATTCTCAAGTTCAAGTGAACCTTTATTCCAAGAACCAACACCTTGCTGCAACCATTTGGGTAAGTTTTCATATGATAGTTGCAATCTTCCTAAAAGTTCTCTTGCAGTCTCTGCTTTGTTTGCAAGAATTGCAATTCTTATATTGTCATTAAACAAAGCATAGTGAAGCAAATAAGAAACTACTGTCGTAGATTTACCAGTCTGACGAGGTAGTTTTGCAATATTAAATCGATTATTGTGGAAGTTTGAAATAAGTTCCTTCTGGAAATCATACATTTCAAAGGGAATCAAACCTTCATCAAGAGAAACAATCTTGACATAGTTCATTGCAAAGTAAACTGGGTCTTCTTTGCATCTTAAATATTCTTGAATTTGGTCAGTTGAAAATTCAATCTGGACATTCTCTGCCTTGAGGTTTGGATTGCCCTTATAATGTTTTTCCGTCATAAATTATTAAAATTCAAACTTGCTAATGTTTCTTGATATTTTAAGTGAAGTTTTACGTAAGATTTTGCGATATTTTTAAGGTCATCTACATTATCACACGTATCAATTTCTCTTGCAATTCTTTCATACTCAAAGTTTTTGGTTAAATTCTCAAGAACAATTTTATTTGGGTCCATTTATGTCTCCAGTAAATAATAAAGGTTTTGTTGGGTCCTTTGTTGATGGATTGAAAGATAATACAATAGCACCTGGATATATCTTAGATACTTCGAAAGTTACCTGTTCCTTAGAAGGTCTTGTAAATTGTGGGAAGAACATTTGAACTCCCAGGTTCTTACCTCTCCAGTTTAGCAGGATACTGTAAGTCGTGCCACGAGATTGTATCCTAGTATAGTTTTCTCTTACTGTGCTTGATTTAATTGGTTCGGGTTTAATTAAATCGGTGAATTCATATTCAGTTGCTTTGAATTCTTCTCTCCAGTTTGAATAATCATAACTTTCTTTTTTAGTGTAAAGTCTGGAAATATCATCTTTCAGTTCATCCGATGGTTCAATTGGGGAAGAATACAATAACCAAAACTTAGGACCATACTTGCATTCCCCAATGGATTCTGTTTTTTGGCATTTTGGACAATATCTTTGACTAACTTTATGCATTGGAAAATCCCAATCATAAGCAAGAAAATCTGTACTTTCCGATTTAGTCCCCCAATTT